CCAGGGTAAGAAGTCAGGGAAGGTGCTCCACACGTAAGAATTGAGCGTGAGGTGCCAGTAACTGTAGTTTCAAGAGGTGAGTACACAAGAATCAAAGATCCTTGTGAATACGGAGTCGCGTTGATAGTAAGCTTGATTTTGATCGAAAATCGACCAAAACGATGGTTGTTCATCTTTTGCCTGATGCCAGGAACATTAATAAGAGCCAATGGAAAATTCAAGACGAAGACAGGTGCAGGACTGGCAGCTGGGGTCTGAGGTTGCATTGGGTAATCAATGTTGGAGGCAGAGGCAAGCGGGAAAGATTGCGAGAGGATCTTGTAAGGACGTGAAATCCAATCTTTCAGACTAGTCTGAATGTCAGGGAGTTCACGGGGAGCAGTCAGGTATTGTTGGTCAACCATGGATTGTTCAGGTTGTGCGTCGTCAAGAAATGTGGCGATGTTGTTCTGAGTTTCAAATGTGGGGGCCGTTTCGTCGTCGTTTACTTGGAGGGAGTTTGTTGAATTTGATTGAGCAGGTCAGATTGTTTTAGTGCCCACAGCCGAAGCCGTGTTGAGAATAATAACCCAATTATCTCAGCACCGTGGAGCTTTGCGAATTTAGTGGGGCTGCCACCGAGGTTTCACCGTACTAAACAGTACACCTCCATATTTTACGTAGCGTGCATTCTTGACTATTAAGTTCCAAGGTTTGTCAGAAGAGGGGTCACACGTAAAACGTCAATCGTTTAAATCGTTTAGTTGTAAGAGTTTAGGTTGGTCAGTACCATCTCATCATAAGTTGGTACATTAGGAAAGCAGCCATATACAGAGTATACAGCTCGGTTCAATTTCGGAACCCACTGTTCATAGACATCGCGTCCATGATACATGAGTTCCGAACAGGCAGTTTCTACGTTCAAGATAGTTGCTTCTTGAGCGTCCAAAGTTCCACGAATCCAGTTAGTCATATCCAAAATCACATCGAGTTGTAAGGGAGCAGCATATCGTCCAAGGTCAGGGTGGAAGACGTGACCTCGTTTCAGGAAGGCAACTTGGTCAAGGGTTCGATATTTCACGAGCTCACCAGTCTTGCCTTCATCGGTGTAGATCATTCCAATTTTTGCGTAGAGTTCCGTAATCGTTTCTTGGTTGAAAACATCAATAACATCGCTAGAAATGTTAAAAATGTTATCATCACCATAATAACATCCGCGAACGTGCGTGTCAAAATCAACAAGGGGTAAGCCAGCCATCTGCCAAACCAGACGTATTCCAATTGCATTGTACATACAATTGAGAATAGTGGTCAATGGATTGCCAGAGGGCTGGGAATGGTCCCAAAAGTACAAATCTTGTCCTTTTAGGTGAATTCCATTCACGATTTCAGAAAACAAAACCTCACGAATGAGATCGTTTCCATCATCATACCACTTGTTGATCAATTCACAACACTTCCAGAGTATCATAGCATTCAATGTTCCGTCAAAGTTGGAGAAATCTCCAGCAATGACGTGAGGGCCGAGTTCCGTGAGCAGGCGGCAATAAC